GCCTTAGATACCTGTTTGGTGTTGCGCTTCTCCTCTGCCTTAGCTGTATCCAAGAAGCGAGCTTCAAGGCGTCCTAGTGCAAGAGTTGCAGCGACCGGACCAGACGCAACGATTTTCTGGGCCTCGCCGATATTCTGAGAGAGGTGGTACATGATCTGAGGACCGACATCGCTATTCATGATGGTAGCAGCCAGATACTCACCGTATGCCGAATCGAGGTTTTGGAAAGTGTTAGTCAGATTTGCGACCTTCTCACGAATGTCAGGCATCTCTGCTTCCGCCTTCTCTACATTCTCAACCCAACGGTTGGTAATCTCTTCCTGCTGAGCCTTCACGGCAGCTTCTTGAGCCTGCTGTTCCGCCAGTTCCTTCGCAGCCTGCGTCTCCTGAGCAATCGTGAACTTCGTTAGATCACGGATAAACTTAGGATCAAACTCTCCGAGTTCGTAAAGGGGTTCACCCTTCTCGTCCACGGCGTCTGGGCTGGGAGCTTCCGGAGCAAGCTGCTCTCGAACGTTCTTCGGAGCCTCTTTCTCTTTACTTACCTCAGGTTCAGACCGTAGCCTTTCAATTTCCGCACGAAGAGCATCACGTTCCCGCTCTGCCTGCCGTGCTTCTGCTACGAGCTTTTCAATTCTTTCTTGAGTCTTATTACGCTTCTGCTTAGGAGTCGGAACTTCTTCGATTTCGTCTTCTTCATCGTCGTCGTTCTCTTCCTCTACTTCGTCGTCATCATCCTCAGGTGCGAGGGATTGATCCTCGTTCTCATTGACATCTTCCTCTTCGGACTCTTCTACTTCATCCTTAGGAGCCGGATTGGCGTTAAAGAAATTCTTTTCAAAGTCTTCGAGATTGGTGTCGTCAATATCGACATTGTTAGTGTCTTCAGTCATAAAAGCTTGCGTTCCTTATTTGGCAACGTTCCCAGTTGCGAGTTATTCGGAAGGTTGGGTTGAAGCCTTCGCGCTCGTAAGTGCCTTTCGCTCTTCGCGATCAGCGGAATCCTTTTCCATCTGAGCTATGTGCTCTATTTCACGGAATGAACTTTCTTCTTGGCCCTCTAATTCGCGGACCTTAAATTCTTCGTCAGCCTTGGCAAACTCACCGATCACCTTGATACGGTTCGTTTCGGCGTTAAACTCTTCGATCTCAAGCTTACGCATTTCAACGTCGTGCTTGGCTTTCAGAACAGCGTTCTCGGCTTCGAGCTTCTGAAGTTGCTCCATCGCCTTAGCCATCTGCTCCTGCTGCTGAGCCTGCTGCTGCATCATGGCCTGCATATCCATGCCACCCTGTTCGCCCATCTCTGCACGCTCCTTATCGGAGAGCAGATGAGGCGGAACCATCTTCTGTAGACGCTGCGCTAGCTCTTCTGCACCGGGCCAATCCTGCGCCTTCGCTACGAGATCGCCTGCAACCTGCATCATCTCTGGGAAGACCTGAACTGCCTCCATCATTGCCTCTGCCGCTTCAACACGGCGGGTTGTGTAGGAAGCACCCGTGGTAATAGTCACGTCGTACTTGCCGGTAGCTAGATTAGGACTTTCGGGATTCATCGGATCGTTGACGCGAACCAATTTGGCTGCCTCGTCTTCACCGATGACGCGGACTACTCGCGTGCCGTCGTAAATCTGCCCAATAAGCTGATTGATTACGTCGCCAGCTTCAAGTACCGCTGCATTTCCGTTATCGTAATATGTAAGGCTAGCCACGTCGCCTTCACGCTGTCGAGCCATAATTGCTCGGCCCGAAGTCTCATTAGATTTAATACCAAGAGATGCGTCATGGATGCCTGTAACATCTTTCAGGTCCTGTGAGTTGATCTGAGACTCCTGAAGGAGTGCCATCTGCAACTGCGGAGGATCAACCCGCTGAACGTTCTGTCCGAACACCGCTTCGTCGTTAAAGACCAGCAGAGGATCGCGGGACAAGTGCGCCTTGCGAATCGCTACCTCGCGGCCTTCGACCGCACTTTCAGTAGCCATCCACTGGGCCTTAGGCGCGTAGCCCAACTGCTCGGCGTTAACGGAACGCCAGAAGTTACGCAGACGAGCCGCGTCCTTCATAAACCGCACGAGGCCGTAACGCATACGCCTGTCGCCAACAGACACAACACGTCCCGCCATCCGGATAATTGGGAGACGGGACATCTTCCACTCATAAGGACCGGCGAGAATAGTAAAGCCTGTTACAAGGTGCATCTGAGCGTAACGGCACGGAGCCATGCGCTTTTTAAGAACTTTACCGTGCTGCTCAATCAGCATTGCCAGCTGTTCTTGAGCCAGCGCATCCTCTTCGCCATCTTCAGAGTACAGTGTGTGTACTGCACCGTCTTCAAACATAGCAATGAGCTTCTGTCGCTCAATCATACGCCAGTGCTCAGTAATGCGAACAGTCTCGCGATCACACCAGCCGTCAGCCTGCAAGTTCTTGTAGTACGTGTCGTGCATGGCAGGAAGTTCAGCATCCGGCCACAGCTTCTTGTACTCCTTAGTAGGAATCAAGTCGTCTACGAAGCAGTGAGTAGCGTCCTTACCTGTAGGATCAATAGAGAGCCTATCCCACACAACTGAAAGAGCGTCGTCAATAGGCTGTAGGGTAATATCTTGGTCGAAAACATCTTCGTTAGCGTATTGAACGGCGACACGGAAGGCACCATCGCCGCATTGAACCATTGATTCGAATGCGCTGTCGTAAACACGAGAAGCGCGGCTCTGCGTCTCTATGGCACGGATCAAGTCCGAGCGCACATCCGCAACCGCCTTGTCGCCGTTCTCACTAGGGAGGACCTTAACGGCCACCCTGTTCTGCCGCCAATCCCCGACCAACTGGGCGGTGAACTGCGGAAGCGTGTTAATAGTCAGGCACGGAAGCCCTGCGCGCTGTTGAAGCACTTGAGGGTCCCACTGCTCGCCAGCAACGAACTTCTTGTCTTCCATAGCTGCTTTGCGGTTGTCGTCGTCAGCTTCGATGTCGAGCTGGTACGTCTCACGCATATCAGCAAGATACGCCTCTACGGACTCAAAACCCTCAGGGATGTAAGTCTTCTTTGGTTCTTTGATCTCTCGCTCAGAAAGCTGAAGATTAGAGACTTCTTTAACGTCGTCTTTAGCCAATTATCCTACCATCCATGATGTATCCGATTCGCCACGATAGGCGCTCGGTTTCTGTTCGTTGGTTACGTCACGAAGCTTATATTGGTCTTCGTCCTCCGCTGGGGCAGCGTGTCGTCTACGTCCCGTCATCTTATCGAATAGGAACGAAAGGCCCCAAACAAGTGCGTCCATTCTATCCGGCGATCCGTTAGCACGGTCGTAATCCGTAGAGAAAACGCACATCTGATCTTCTAGTTCGTCAAATCGTCCGCAATGATGCACTCGGTTTTGCTCATATAGGGCGGATACGGGTTCAGCACGTATAAGTTTTCCCCGAGTCGCGTGTACCAAGGTGATAGGTACATTTCGATCAACGGCTCGGATAACGGCTTCGACCATCTCCCCTCCTTGATTCTTTTCAGCAACAATCCTGTCAGCCTCAAATTCTCTATAGAGAGCAACCGCTCTTTTAGCCCATTCGTCCGGAGTTCCTCTAATTGAATAATCAGCGAGGACGTATCCTCTATTGTACCCATCAGAATCTCGGGCCATTCCCACACATACAATACCGGTTTCATCAGACCCCTCTTCTGAGGATGCTGCCGGGTCAACGGCAACGATGATACGCTGAAGCTCCACCGGAGGCTCAGGTCTACGATTGAGGTCAATGTTAGTGCGAGACCAGAGCGCGCCGGGAATGTCTTCAAGGACTTCGCCTTCAAGTTCCTGACGGCCTAGACGTACCGCCGTATCGCTCTTCGATCTGTTTAAGGAACGGTCCAGCCAAGTTATCTGCGTTATCGTAAGTACGTCCACGAGTAACTACAGTGTCTGGGTCGTTAAGCAGTTTCTTAATAAGAGGCAGGGGTCGCGGCGTCGTAGTAACAACCTGTTGAGGATGAGTACCAAGACGGAGACCAAACTGAAGCTGATCCCACGATGCTTGCATGTATTGCCACTTGGCGATCTCGTCGCACCATGCAAAGTGATGCTGAGGACCGCGGAGCTGGTCAGGTTGCGTAGCATTGTAAGTAAAAGCAATGGAGCCGTTAGGCCACGTTAGCTGCCTGTTTGCCGGGGAATAATCCGGCATAAATTCGGGAGGAGAAATGGCGAGGAGGCCGCTTTCCCCCTCTACCATAACCTTGCGGGCGTCAGCTGCCGTTTCCGCAACAAGAGCGATTCGGCATCCGGGATGGTCAAAGGCCATTTGTCTGACCCATTCCGCCCCGCAGCGGGATTTACCGAAACCGCGACCTGCTAGTAGTAACCATGTAGTCCATTTGCCTTCCGGAGGAAGTTGATCAGGTCTGGCCCAAAATCTCCAATGGTACTTCAGCTGGGCTTTCATCTCCGGGTCTAAGGAAGACAACAGCTCTGTCCTCTCCTCCTCGTTCAATGAGGCCAGCAATTGCGCTGGTGAAAGCATCTGCTGCTTCTTGGACCTTTTGGTATTTAATAGCGTCTCCATTCGGGCCTGAAATTTCCTTCCTTTCAACGAACATACCAAGCGAACGAGCTAGCAATTCACAGCCACGAAGAACCGCAGTGTGATTGTTGTCGGATTCAGCCTTTTCAATTGTTCGTTTAATCTTATTCAGTACGTAGTCTGGTTTAAGGGTGGACTCTTTACCCCGGTCCAGTGTAAGTTGGTCAATAGCCGCCTTGATAGCGGGATTGTGTAGAAGTTCGTAAGCAAGTCGATTGGGGTGCTTTGAGTTGTAACCAGCACGACCCACCGCAGCGGCTCCGTTAAAGTCAACCAGATACTCTTCAACAAAAAGACGCTGCCTCACGGTCAGATTGTCGATCACCTCCTGTACATTTCCAGCGTCCAAAGCAGCCTGAATCTTAGGCTTTATAGCATCCTGCGGCTTCTTTCTGGTCTGAACGCGAATTTTAGTCATCAATTACTTCCTATTAGGGTTAAAGTAGGGAGAGAAGCCCTCTTTATTTTGATTTCTCATAGCACGTAAGAACATAATATCTTTGTAAGATGCGCCACTTTTAACCATCGAAATCTCGTCGTTGTTTAAATCAGCGTAGGGATTATTGACGTAAGAATCGTTTGCTCTTTGATACCCCTGCAATACTTGTCTGTCGTCTATTAATCCTGTCAAGAAATTGATCAAACGGGCTGGCTCAGGCAACCAAGTGTTGTCCTTGAAGTTGGTACTAGGCTCAGTCCCTTTTAATCTCACTTCTTCTTCTTCTTCTTACGTTTGGGAGGGTTTGTGAGGGCCTTACGCAGAGCGCCGGGTCCTCCATCTTTCCGATTGACGTTCTTATCCTGAACTTGCAGGTTGGAACGACTGTTGTTGTGAGGATTGTGATCCTTATGGTCGATGTCTTTTCCATCGCCCTTGCGAACCTTACCCTCACGTTCAAGCATTCTACGCGCCTTGTTACGCTGTGCGCGCCGTTTCTTTTGTTCTGGCTTGGCGTTGTACTTTGCCTGAGCCTTTTGCCTACCCGTGAGGGCCATTAATCTTCTCCGCAGGAATGCCCGGAACATGACCCCGAGGCATTAGATTGCAGCCAGTACAAGTACGATTATAATGAAGAGCATTCCAAGTAGAACTGCTCCACAACCATCAAAAGCTGATCCATATTCGTGCATTACGGCATCACCATATTAGGGGGCATTGCCGGTTCAGAAATAAGCCTATTCGGATTAGTGAATCCGTATTCCGGCTGTGCTGCACCACGGAGGCGTTGCCCGTTACCCAGATCACCACCAGAGCAGTTGTAAAGCTTCTCAATGCAGTTATCGTGGAGAATCTTCTTAACGCGGGCGTCCCAGACAATGTGCATGTCAGCATGGAGTGACCAGCCACGAGGACGAGTCGGGTCCATGTAGTCAGAAGCAAGCTTCATTTTGCTCTTGTCGATGCCCGTGATATTGAAGTTGTAAAGAATGGAAACTGTAGTGATTTTGTACGGGTGGCTTGGCTCACAACGAAGCTTACCGTCCGTACCATAATCCTTCGCGTAGCGGAGGTGGTCACGGTCGTTCTTCCAGAGGTACTTACCATCCCAGCATTCCGGGAAGTGAACTTCAATCGTCATGAACGTGCAGGACGGTGCGCCTGCCTGCAATGCTACGAAGTCACCGTACTTACCCGTGCCGTTTGCATGGCACTTGAAAGAAACAGGACGCCCACCAAGATCGGTTCGGATGTTCGTCGGTCCCCAAGAGTTGTAGACCATCTTATTACCCGTAACCGACTTCAGGCCGTTCGGAATCTCAATACAAAT